CCTTCAGCAGATTTCAACCAACCTCCCATAATCTGATGCTTATATTTCTCTGGTCGTCTAACCTTCATTACATCTATTTGCTTAACAAACGATTTAGACAAGTGATCTAAGTTGTCAAGATATGTAGTATGTATGTAAGTAATGTTTTCTTTTGTGCCATTAAATCCATCTGGAACTCCTCTGTTTTGAAAGAACCTTTGGTATATCCAATTCTCTTTTGTAGTAGGGTTTAGAATTAATATACATCTATTCTTTACAAGCTTTGATCTAATACTAAAATCAATTTTATCAAAACTCTCTTCGTCTGTTAACTCTTCTGCTTCATCTAATACAAAAGAACTTACACCCTGTATAGATTTAAGCTTTGCAGTTTGATCTCCACTTGAAGTTCTAATACCACTGAAGTATATTGAACTGCCTGTTAAATTGTTTATGATCTCTGTCTTATTTACAGTGAACTGATCGAGTATTCCCATGAGTTCTAACTTCTCTATAAACTCAGGAATAATAGACATACCTGCTGAAGTCATTGTATAACGAGTAAATAGTATCCTGTGTCCTTTTTCGTATGTTAAAAGCACTAAGAATGTGTTTGTAGCAAATGATTTTCCAGAACCTCTACCCCCAGTTATTACAAAGTAACGACTTTTAGAGTTAAACAAAGCTTGATACTTTTTATTAAGATTAAGCTTCTTCATTTTAATCTATATTGTTTTTTGATTTATAATCAGTTATTCTTTTTAATATATACTTATCTCTTTGCATACCTTTTAACAATAATCTTTGTTCCCAATATTCTTCATCTCTTATGTTATTCCAGTCGTTAACAGTTAAGTTGTAGCTTTCGGAAAACTTAGACATTTTCCAATATGTAGGACATTTTTTTAATATCCATAAATACAAACCTCTGTATGTTATATTGTCAATAGATTTATATTCATATAAAAGCTGTGAATAAAACTTTTTATGCACATCTTCTAAACTAACTATTTCAAATACTCTCTTCTTTTTTTTCATCATCCTTAATCTCTTCAGATTCTATTTCTATTGTTTTTTCTTTGTCTCCAAAGTTAATAATAGGGATGTTGACTTCTGTTTTCACATTAAGTTCTTTTAACTCTTTTGGTTTACCATACTTGTATTCCCAAAGTAATCTCATGTGAGGAAAACTCTCTTTGCTTTGTTTAGCAAGTTCAAGCCAAGCTTTCTCTTCACTACCAAATACTTTTTTCATTGCACCCAAAGCATAGTTACCTAGCTTTTTCTCTCTTGCCTTTGGTGGTCGACCTTGTCCTCTGTAAACACCTTTTAAAGCACCGTTGTTTGCTCTTCCGTCTTTTTTCTTTTTGTTTTCATTATCTACTCCTTCCATAAACCTTTATTAATTAGTTGGCATATAATAGAGTAATTACCTAAGTCCTGATATGTATCTAACAAAGTTTCGTTATTTCCTTTACGATTCTTAATTATTAGATTTTTCCATCTACTTATTTTATCATTCATTCTAAACCATAAACCATGTAATGCAAAATCTTTGCCCTCTCTAGTTTCTAAGTTTGCACCAGTGCTTATATTACTAATGCCATAATCTAATTGTTTTTTAGCAAAGAGTTCAAATTGCTCTTCAACTATATCCTCATAACTCTTATATAAGTTAGGACATTCTTTTAATAATAACTTTCTATACTTGTTCTGCATATTCTAATTGATCTGGCATATTACTTATAACCATTGTTAGTTCGTCAATGTCTTTTGTGCCTAATGTATTAAGTTTACTTTTAATATATTCTTTTTTAGTTTTGTCATCCATTTCGTCAATCTCTACAATAAGTTGCTTTAACCAAATTGATAAAATTCTATTATACTTTCTATGTGTATCAAAAGTATTTATTGAATATATAAGTGTAGCATGATTTATTTTCCAACCGTTAGTATTATAAAACTTAACGATTTCATGTAAAGGCATCTTTTTGTAATTAAACAATACATGATTTAATAATGATCTAACTTCAACATATTCTCTTTTCCTTGTTGATTTAAATACATCAAGTCCAGATAGTGAACTTATTTTGTTTGATATTTGCTTTTGTGTTATCATGGTAAATAATTTTGTTGAATCTTATAATCCTCTAAAGCATGAAGCATTGCACTGCAACACTCATAATGCTCTTCGTTTTCATATTGTTCAATTAATAATGGTATTTCTTTTTCTGTTATTACTTTTTTCTTTAGACAAAGTAGAGTGTCTTGATAACAATCTAAATAATCTAAATACTGTTCTTCCATTTACAAAGTGTCTTCTACTAAGTAGTTTTCTAAATCAAATTCATTCTTAATATAGTTTTCATATACTTTAATTGCATACTCAACTTTTTGCTCACCACTAAAATAGAAATTTTCGCTGACATTAAAAATGCCTATTTCATTTGTTGGTGATTTGTCGATTACAATATACTTAAAATCTTTATAACTTTTGCCAAACAGATTACAATAAATGTAACACTGACTATCATAATTATATTTATTAGCACTATATCTAAATGCCGAACAAATCTGAGTTGTCTTTAAATCTATTAAGTGTTCACCTAAAACATCTGCCTTACCTCTAAAAGGATAACCCATTAAATTGTTTACCATAGGCACTTCAAACTTACTGTTCTCTATAAGTTCACTTGCAGGTTTACAATTATAGAATCTATCTCTTAATCTTAATGCTTTGTCTCTATCTTTAACAGTAAACACATCCCACCTTTCAGCTTTGGCTAATTTATATTCTTTGTTTGCTTTTGTCTTAACATCTAAGAATAGGCACTCATTAAATTTATCCTCTTCTAATATACTTGCATGGAATAAATAACCTTGAGCCAATGCATCAGATTCAGTAGGCAGGTTTATTTGATTTAAATATTCTAATGGTGATTTAAGCAGTTGACTTATTGCACTACTTGATAAACAAGCTTTTGCTAAGTAGCCATAATAGAAACTATCTTCTATTGCTTTTTGTGTGAGCTCATGTCTATCATGCATCTCATTGTCTAGTGTGATAATTGGTTCTTTCATATTAATTACAGTTTGAGTTATATTGATATGATAAACTATATTCCCAGCATCCACCAACTATGTAGTAACTATAAACTTCGTTGTTATAACCGTCTCTACATAGGTAAACATACCTAACGGTTCTATCTCCGTAGTCAACATGATAAGGTTCGTTAAAAGGTGCCGAAGGATAATTACCAAGATCGCAGTTGTCTTCACAACTCAATAATGTAAATAAGATTAATGTGTAAAATATTGTTTTCATATCTCTTTGTTATTCACGCACAAAGTTAATAAAACAATTTAATTACACAAGCTATTACATAAAATTCTTTTTCCAAACATCCATGCCTACTGCATACCTCTGTTTAGTGTCTGGATATTCTAATATCATTTTAGCATTATTCATGAATCTTGCCATGAAATTAGCTTTCTCTTCGTACTTCTTTGGTTTTAGAAATGGCATATTATTATTTTTTATATTCTATGTAAACTCTCTCTAGTTTCTTATGTAAATTGTTCTTAAAACAAGAAGAACAACTTGTTAAATTCATTTGCTGATGAAAAACCCTGTTGTATATTACAAGTAATTCTTGTTGAGTTTCTGAAGTTACAGTTGACTTTGCTTCAGTATAATATTTATCTAAAATATTAAATTCATCTTCCGTTAAACACTCTGGTTTATAGTAAGGGAATAAGTAATTTAAGGTGGCTTTTCGCTCCTCACACCCACAATCTTCACCAAGTGCCCATTTAGCTATCTTTGCTATGCCAGTAGCTTCTAACACTTGTTCGACTGTATCGCCTAATCCCTTAGCTTTTATACTTTTTGTACTCTTCTTTGCTTTCTTGTCTGATTTTTTCTTTTGCATTTGTTAATGTATTAAATATTGAACTTAAACTTATTTTAGTTTCTTTGCTTATATCTCTCATACTCATATTTGTACTTAGATATAATTTAGTTAGCTTCTTATCGTACCAATACCAGTCATCTATAATTTCATCAATCTTATCGTATAAAGCTTCTAAATCTACTTTCTTATTATAATTCTTATTGATCTCGTCTTCATTGTAAGCAATATTATTTATTATATAATTATACTTCTCTTGATCAATATCAGTAAACACTTTAATGTTTTTTCTTTTATAACTAGAGCATTTACTATAATATAAATTTCTTAATGTGATGTATATATAAAATGTGTTGATCTCTTTTTCATTATACATTATACGATTTACATCTTTGGTGTAATCATACATTCTAAGATACATCTCTTGAACTAACTCATTTGCATCATTATTGTTTAGTTTAAAGCTTTTTGCCATCTTAATCCATTCATTATGCTTATTAGCTAATATGTCTAATATATTAGAGTTCATCTTGTAAAATAATGTCTCTAAGTTTATCAAAACAATTAATTACATAATAATTGCCTTTCCATTCAGATTGGAACTTAACTTCGTCTGGTGTTAATTTTTGTTGTGCTTTCGGTTTATCTCCGTCTTTTATTTCTACTAAGTAGTTTAGATTATTATAACCTACAATAATATCTGGAGCACCTTTACCTAATTGGTGAGTGTGGAGGACAGAGCATCCTATCCCCCTTAGCTTGGAAACTATTTCTTTTTGGTTGGCATCTACTCTTGCTCTAATTCGCATCTAATACTATCTAATCTATCAAAGGGTGTTTGATTATTAAAATAGTATCTGTTAGATTTTCTTTGGTAAGTTATGCCTTCAACATCTTGTGGATAACCTACTAATTTCTGTTTCTTTATTTTTTGACTGCCAAATATAACTTCAGTATTACTAAAATCTAATGCTCTATGTGGTCGCCACACAAACAATAAATTGTCGCATTTATCAGCAAATGTTCCACCACCTTTGACTCTATTAACGTCTGGTTTATTATACCTTCCGTTGTCATCTTTTTGTGGTGTAACTTGGTGTGCAACTAAATGAACAGAGATTTTATTCTCTACTGCAAACCTTTTTAACTCACTCATAAATCTACTTATGTACAAATCCTCTCTTTCTCCTCTGTGCATCCTGTGTTGTACTGTATTGTATGGATCAATAATTAAAGAACGAATACCTTTTGTCTTAACTAAAAACTTAGCTCTTTCAAAGATGTCCTCTAATTTATAACTTTTTTTTGGATATATTATAAAAAAGTGTTTTTTCATAAACTCCATACCTTGTTTAAATTCAAGTTCACTCATGTAATTATTCTGATAAAAAGGATCAGAACTTTTGCCTATGTAACATTCTATTAAGTCATGGAAAAAATCATTTATAGGCATATTCTCTGGACTAAACACTGCAAACTTCCATCCTTCATGAAATGCCTTTAAAACTGATAGTTGATTTAAGAACATACTTTTACCTTCATTTTGATAACCTGTCCAAATATTAACCTCTCCGTTTCTCCATGTCCACGCTCTATCTATACAATCTATATGAGTTGTTGAACCTCTTTCTTGACCGTTCTTATAACCGTCTAGCATACTATCGTAAATATCACTAATATCAAATATGCCTTCAACCTTAGGCACTCTAGCATTTTTAAATCTAAACCTTAAAGATTCTACTCCTTCCTCAATTAATAATTCATTAGCATCTTTATATGGGTTTGTGTCTATTAATCTTATTTTTTCTGCACCAATTCTTCTTATAAGTTCCTCTTCTAAATACCTACCATTTTCATCATTATCAGTACACAAATAAACTGCTTCTGCATTATCAAATACTTCATAACAATTTGTAATACATTCTAATTTCTTGTCTAAGTTTTTATCTTTTACATTTGGTGCACCCATGTTTACAGAAGTGTGCCAAGTAAAACCTGCAACTTCCCAACTTAAAGAATCAAATTCACCTTCACATAATATTACAAAATCTTGATTTACAACACGATCATAATTAAATATAATTGGCTCACCATTTTTTGATTGTGTAAATGTTTTGTTTTGTATTCCTCTAGTTTTATAGTTTACTAATTCATTGTTTTTTAAATATGGGAATACAACACTTTTACCATCTTTTGTTGTTGTAATCTTATTGTTTTCTATAACCTCATTAGTTATACCTCTACTGTTAAGAAAATCGATTGCACTTGAATTTATTTTCTGTAAGTTGTTTGTGGTAGGTTTAGTGTATATTTTTTCTTTAATCATATTATTATTAGGGTTTACTGAACCGTTCCAACTACAATGGTGGCAATGATATAAGCCATCATCTAAATTTATAGAAAGCGAAGTATCACTTTTATTTTTTCTAGTATGGCTACATTTTGGGCACTTTACTTTCTGTTGAGAGTATTTGCCTTTAGGTACGATTCCAATTTTTACAAAGTTTTCTTGCATAGTTCAATTTTAAATGTATATTTTATAATACACTATGTATATAATACACTATGTATTAGTTATATAATACACTATGTATTACATACAACTGACATTCTTGGCACTTGGAGAGATGTAAATCTTACGCTCTTTGCCGTCATTTCCTAAGCTTTTTGTAACTCTTTTGATGTATTCTTTGTTTTCTAAGTTTTTTAATATTCTGTATAGTGTTCTATCGTTTAAGTTTAATGCCATGCACAAATTTTCATTTGAAGCATAACAATAACCTTTTTTAATTGACAACGAATCTATATAGGACAATACAGTAGCTTCTGATATTGATAAATTTGTATTCATAAATGCTAAATTAATGTTAACGTATTTCTTGTTTTTTCTTTGTGTCATAATGTAAGATAATAATCCCCCAAAACAATTAAGTAGTGGGGGAATGATTAATTAAAATGGTAAATCCTGTGTCGGTAGTGGTGCTTTTGGTACTTCTTGTACCTTAGTTTCTGGAACATATTCATCAATCCACACTGAATGTGTTTTACCATACTGATCAACTTGCTTTTTGTTTCCAATAGATAGCTTTAAAAAACGCTTACCATTGTATTCAATCCAAGAATCTCTTGTTTTCTCTTCACTAATTGTGAAGTTAATTAAGTCGTAGCTTCCAACTTTTTTTCCACTACCTACATACTTTTTGTCATTCATAATTTTAATTTAATTTAGGTTAATAATAATTTTTCTACTTTCTTACTTACTTTATATTTTTTTCTAATATCGGTGATAGTAAAACCTTTTTCTTTAATAGCTTGTTTACAACTAGTAAAGGGATTGTTTTCTTCAGTGTGCTTTCCTTTGCCAATATAATCTTTTGGCTCTTGTAACCAATCTTTATTTGGCTCTAATACGTCTGTAGAGGCATTTTTAGCTACCTTAGAGTGATTATTAGTAGCATCTGCATCTTTTGTATCGTCTATTAAAAATAAACCGTTTAAAGCGTACTTTCTAGCATAACTACTTGATGCTCCATAACACTGAGCTACATCCATTCCTTTACGATTTAAGTTAATTCCTGCTTGAGCTCTTACAGTGATCTTGTCAACACCATCAGTGATCTCTGCAACTG